CGGTAGAGACACCGATATCTTCTGTGATTTCTGAGATCAGTTTCATTGCTCTCGTTTCCTCTCGAATATTTTCTTTTTATTTATAACTATTGTGCATCGTAATAGGTTTTGTCTAGTTCCCCAGTACTTGGGGGTTGACTAATTTTACGACACTTAATATATGTCTGTCTTGGGTTTGCACCAGACGTAGTGTAAGTTCTCACTCCACCACTGATAGTACCAGGCGTATCTGAGTAAGTATCCGCTCCAGTTGCAGCGTTGTCATACTCCCAAATTCCACCAGTGCCTGGCACAACAACCCAAGCCATTAGTCGTCACTCTCTACCGATTCACCGTAACCATAAGATGCAGCATAGTAGTCATAATCATCCGAATCTCTATAACCCGCATTCATACGTTTCGATCCCTCTGCATATGCATGTAGAGTTTTCATTTGACTGAACGCATATGCAAGTTTGTTTTGATACCATTCTTCTGGGTCACCGCCCATTTCAAGGTAATCGATGATTTCCTCGGCAGCATAACAAATGAATTCTAGTTGACGTTTCATCATAGGAACTTCTTCTGCAGGGTTCTCTTGGAGATCTTCAGAATTGTCTTCTACATCAACGTCTTCTTTATATGCTACGTCATACGCTTTTTCGTCTTCACCCGCAACGTAATCGGAAAGTCGTTTAATTCTTGACTTGCCTGGAATGTCACCCGAAAACTGTTCTGGTTCCGCTACTGGATGGTCAATGACCTCAACAGTATGTTGATTCCAATGCTTTAGTTCTTCAGGGTTATTTGGCATTGCAACCTCTGATACTAAGTCCTTAAAAGATTTCATTGTTCTGTTCCTATTAAATTTGTTGTAGTTTTATTTATTACTATTCAAATTCGTCTTCGGCGTTACCAAAGATTTCCTTTTCGTCTTCAATTACCTGAAGTTCGTCCTTGAACTCTTCTTCAGACATTTGAAGGATATTTTTAACCACCCATTGACGTGAATAATAAACACCAACATGATCTTCAACGTCACGAAGCGTTGTCATACGTTCACGAATAATCTCTGACTGTTTAAGTTCTTCAAAGTAATTGTCTTTGACAAAGTCATAACGAATTTTGTTTTTAATCTCCGCAAACTCTTCTGGACCCATGACGCCTTTGAAGATAAGTTGTTTCTCCAAAATGATGTTAAACAGGTTAGAAAAACGTGCACGGACACGACGAATGAATTTACCAAATTTAAGTTCGTCACGTGTAATCTCAGAAGTACGACCAAATGTAGCCATAGTTTCTGGTTCAAGTCTTGAAATCGGAACCTTCAAAGATTTATAAACTTTTTTCAAAAAGTATTGCATGTTCTCATCAGTAGAAAGAACCTGTGCACCGCCACCTACAAGAGTATCAACCTCAGTAGATCTTTCACCGCCACGACGAGGGAACCAGAAGTCCTCTGTCATTGTCATCATCTTTTTTGCGTCTGTGATTTCGCCAGTTGCAGAGTTGTACTGCAACTTGTTTTTATGACGAACCATCATATCACGCAAATATTGTTCTGCTTTTGCTTTAGGAAGGTTACCCACATCGATGTAAAATATTCTACGTTCTGGTGCACGAGTCAGTGCATAGATAATCGTAGCATCTTCTAACATACGAAGTTGGTTCAATGGTTTGATTGCAGGATGCAAGTGACCAAGAACCATAGAGTTACTTTCATTCATAATGCCTGAAGTAACACGTGCAACAGCGTCTTTTGAAATTCTATGTTGGTTTTGTTGTCCGTTTCCGCCTAGTGCGTTTGAAGAATTTCCGAACCCCTGATCAGAGTACAAGAAGTATTCGTTCTTCACCTTCTTAGTTGGCACACCAGAAACGTCTTTTTCTTTTTTATCAATTTCTCTGACAAGTTTGATCTTGCGTGGATCTACATAACGTAGTTCTACAACGCCTTTTTTTAGATCTTCTTCGTCGATAATGATATGAAAGTTTAATCTTCCATCAACATAGAATCTACTGAATAGATCATATGCATTATTTGTAAAGTCAAGAAGAGAAAGAACATTGTCAAACTCTTCTGTAATTTTTTCTTTAATTTTATCTGGAACATCATCAAGTTCGTCTAGTACAATTTCTACAACTTTATCATATACATCCACACTGATTGCTTCGTTGACCACTTCTTCTAACGCTTGAGCGATCTCAGGTTGTAAAGACATACTACGATATTTCGTAACAAGTTCAGATTCATTTTTGGCATTACTTTCCATGTCAAGCATGGTGCCATAAAACCCACCCAGTGCGTTACCAACTGTAATCGCACCGTCATCATTAGAAGGCTCAACAAAGGAGACAGTCTTTGACTGCTCCTCGTTTGAGTCTCTTTTGATTTCAAAACCAAATAATTTCACTTTAATTCATCCTATAATTATGAAGTAGAAATACCAGTCGATCCCTCTACTCTCCAGAAGTCGTATTGGAACGTAACGGTAAACTCTTCGATTTGATCTGTAGAACTCCAATCCAATGCAATTTCACTTACGTTAATTGGGTACATACCCTCAAAAATGTAAGTTCTAAGTGCGGATCCGTTCTTCGAATATTGTGTAATCAAACCATTAGATTTATAGTCTTGTGGAAGAGAACGAACGTTTGCATCATGTGATGCGATGCTGTTCATCCATGCTTCCATAGCATTACGCACAATAAAATCTTCGTCATTGATAATTGTAACTGTCCAATCAGCGAACGTTCTGTCCCCTGCATACTTAACTTCTCGACCAAAGTAAGGTACGGTATATGCCCCGATAGATGATTCGGGAATGCCCGCTGCCCTTGCCATGAATGGTACTTTGAAGTCCGCTGCAGGTACGACTGGGTTCGTGATCTGACATTGGAACAGGGTGGGACGTGCGCCCCCACCTGTCAGTTCAGATTTAAACTCGTTGATATTAAAAGCCATATCTTACCTCTCCTTAAGTCAACTGTCCAACGATCTCGTCGAATTCGACACCAGACCTTGTTGCGACAAATGTAAGTTCAATTACGTTAATAGAACGTGCAGGTTTGATGAAGATACTCGCTTTAAACATGTTCGAGTCAATGACTTGTGGGGTATTGACAGTTTCATCTGACACCACACGGAAGTCAATGATACCACGTCTACCTTGAATTTCACGCAGGAACGGTTCAACAATATTGCGGAACTGTGTCTGTGTAAACTCGTCATTAAGTTCGAACAAGAACGATTGTGCTGCAGTTGCAATTGATTTTTCTATTGCAATGAACAATCTGCGAACATTGATGCGATCAAACGCACTTGCAAAACCTTGTCCAGTCTTATCACCGAATAGCAAAATACCTTGACCTACTTGTGAAATAACTGGGTTGACATCCGAACTATAAAGTTGATCTCTTTGATCTTTGTTCGGATTGAATGCAAGTTTAATAACATTCTTAATCACACCCTTACGATAACCTGCAGGAGATTCAAATGGTTGTACACGTGAACACAACCCTGCCATGTCACCGTTCAATGGAGTCCAACGGTATACATCATTGTATTTGTCATAACGATATTTATACCCAGAGTCTAGAACCATGTAAGAACTTGATGTGAGTTTATTGCGGTATTCAATGACATTAGTCAACTTAGTATTTGTTTTAAGTTCATCAACAACTGCTTCTTTTGAAGGCGAAACGAATGCAACGCAATCTCGTCTACTGTCTGCAATGTTGCCGATGATATAGTTTGCGATCTGACCATTATCATCACCTTTACCCTGTAGGACAAACGAGATGTCAATTTCATTCGCACTTGCGAAGTTGTCATATGCAAGAGCAGTTGGTCCAAACGAAGCAGAACCTTCTGCAGTGCCATCTGCACCATTTGACATTGATTCGTATTCTGAAGTACCCGCAAGGAATGCAGCTGTATTTGCAACATTAACCCAAGAACTTAGATTTTCGATCACTGTTTCATAGTAGTTAGTTCTACCATCTGAAAGTGTTGCTCCTGCAGTTGTTGAAATGTTTTCGAATTTTTCTAGTACAGTTCCTGCATCACCACTAACATCCCCAGTGCGGTCAATAACTGCAACGTGGTAGTTGTTTGTGTCTGGTGCTTTACCAAATAGACTTGCATGTTTCCACTTACGCTTCATTGAAAGTTTATTCAACTCAGTTTCTGCAAGTGTATACTTCTTCTCGAAATTGATTGTGTATTGGTATGTTCCAAACAATGCTGTGTTGGATGCATCGTCTCCTGTTAGTACAGATCCATTCGAACCGATGATCTCTTTAGTGAACGACGAAACTACAAGGTTTTGATAACCTACCGAGTCATTACCAATAGTAACAAGGTCACCATCACTTAGATCAGTGATGTTTGTTGCTACTGACTGGAATGTTGTTGTCTGAGTTGCAAAACCAATTTCTTGTGTTACCTGTGCAGCGGGCGTACCATCTCCACCAAACAAAACAGTTTGATTTTCAATGTCGCCTGCATCAAAGATATCTGCCTCGTATGCGCCCGCTTTAACATATGCAACATCAATTGCATTACCAAGCGCACCCACGTACTTCGCTTCAAAAGCACCATAAGTAGAGTTTGCACTATCTACAGTACCAATTGATCCAGGCGTTACACCTTCGACATATCCGTTTGCAGATGTGTTTGCATATGCAGTATCTGCATCGAATAATACGATTGTGTCACCATCTGCTTTCGCAGATCCTGTTGTTTCTGCACGACGAACATACAATGCATTAGAATATGCAAGATAGTCGGACGCAGTAAACCAAGTTTCATAGTTGCTATCAGTTGGTTTGTGGTAACGATCCACAAGTTGATTTTCTGATGTAATAAGAATTGTTTCGTCGGTAGGACCCCATCCAAACACCCCCGCAATTGCAGCAGGAGGCGTTGCAATGGCTGGGACGACTTGGCTTGCGTCTACTTCACGAACGATTACTGAAGGACTTACGGAAAAAGCCATATTTTTCTCCTTTGAATAAATTTATTTTTTATCAGTTCATATCACTGTTTTTATTTATAAAAACAAAAGTTTAAAATATCCAGTCGTCGTCACCATTCACAGGTTGGAATCCGCCTTGAGGCAAATCTTCCCCCACATCGATGAATCCAAAGGGTAATAATCCTTCTTCAATTTCTTCATCTGTCTTCTCTCTCAACATCATCATGGTATTGATATCCGTCATGTCTTTAAAGTATAACTGATCCGTCAACCACGAGAAAATTACCAAATTCATTACCAAATCATCATGTGAACCAGACTCCGCTTCGTAAGAGCTTCCTTTTTTAGAAAAACGTGATAATTCCTGAATTGTATTAAAATCTTGTAAAATCAGTTGGTTCTGTTCTACCAACATTTTCAAAATAGAACATCCAACAGATTTTACACTTTTTGTTGTTCTTATGCCATTGTCAACGCCACGGCCAAACCCCGCTGATATCCTCTTGCCCGCTCGACCTGCGTTCTCTGTATATAGAATGTTTTCATAACCATAATCCATTAATAAGACATCTGAAACCTGTTCACCAATGTCATTAATTTCCACCAGTACTGCTGCTTCATGGTACAACATTCCTACTCTATATATAATTGAGGCGAAATCAACTGGTGTTATCATATTATCTCTAAAGACACAAACTTGTTTGTAAGGCATCTCAGTGATGTCAATAACACAGAATGTAGAATAGTCTAATCCTTTACCACGAGAAACGTCACAAGTCATCACATATGTGCGACCTTCTTCTGGTCTTTCATACTGGAATAGATTGTCTTGTTCTGCAATAGGACGTGATGGTGCGAGTTCTTTCAACTTTGCACCATTGACCAATGTACCAGAACTTCCCAGAAACTCACAACAGTATTCCTGTCTGAACTTCTGTTCGTCATAATCAAGAGCTTCCAAGGTTTCTTGGTGCCACTTTTCATCTCTGCCAGGCACGTCATTCCACATGACCTTGACAAATTCGTATCCGTTGGTTCCTTCTTCTGCACCCTTGCAGGTTTTCCAGAAGTGGTTCAAACCGTTTGGTGTGGATGTCATCAACAGTTTTGTCGACTCACCAGATGAGATTGTAGGATACACAGATGCGAAGAACTCATCATATCCTTCAATAAATGCAACCTCATCCAAATACAGGAAGTTAACAGATTTACCACGGATTGCACTAGAGGATGTTGTACCTGCGAGAATTTGACACCCATTCTCTAATGCGATATTACCTTTGTTCCATTCTTCGACGCCCTGTTGCATCCACTTAGGTAACGCTTCGTATGCAAGTTTGACTCTCGCCATAACTTCTCGTGCAGCGTCACCTTTGTTTGCAAGGATTGCAACCGTCTTGAATTCGTTGAATAGAATGTAGTGAAGAATGACTGCAGTTGCAGTTGTTGTCTTACCAGACTGTCGTGCAGTTAGAACTGCGACACGTCTATGGTTAGCAATTTTATTTGCGATATCTTCTTGGTAATCATACATGTCAAAAGGCACGAGACCTTTGTCAACGTGTACGATTTTGATATAATTCTTTGCGAAGTAGATGGGATCTTGGGCACACTTCATATACTCTTTGAGCATCTCTTGTGTGTATTCTATTTGTTCTCCAACCCTTTTAAGGTTGTTGTTACCAAGATACCCTCTCGTTAAGGCATCAATTATTGGCATTACCCTCACCTTTAATCATACTTAGTAGGTCTGCAGTAGAGACGATCAAGTTATTATTCGTTACATTGGTTTCAGGACGGCCATACTGTTCTTCGTCTTTAACTAATTTCTTTTGGGAAGAAATATTTACAAACTCTTTGTTTGCATCAAGTAATGTTTTCATAAGTGTCGAAACCACCTCGAATGCACGAGGTGATTCCGATTGTTTGGCGATCTCGACCATTTCTTTTACAGCATCATCGCCTAGTTCTATGATACTTTGGACGTTAGATCTGGCGAGTTCGATGTCATTTAAATTTTCATCGTTTGTCGTTGAAAGTGATCGTACCTCTCCTTCAACAATTTGCAGATCGTTCGCCTCCGTCTGCGATCCTTCTGTTTGCGAATTTTTCTCCAATTCAGGTTCCGCCAGTACCTGTGCGTTCGGTTGTCTATCCTCGTCAGTTTGACTTTGTTCTCCACTAGATCCGAGTCCTCGTAGAGATCCAACATTCTCATGTGGTTCTGTAGTGTCTTCTGCTTGAGTTTCTGCAAGTGAACGTACCCCCATTGATTGTGAAATTTTATCATCTATCATTCTGTATTCACCTCTATAAGATTGATGACTCCCCAATCGTCGTCAAATTCAATCTGTGTGTATGGTATAGTATCATCAATATCAGTTGTTGGTTCGCCGTTAGCGGTCAAACCAGGCTGTGTTGTGAATCTGGTTTCCCAGACCTCGTCAATATCGGCGGTTGGACTTGTATTTTGTGTTAACTTTACATCTACAAATTTGATGACTGGTTTTGTTCTATTTGGTCCAAAGTACCACGCTTTCATAGTAAAACTTAAAGTATAAAGAACACTCTGCCTTTCGGTGAAGTCTCCTTCATACACTTCCTCTGTGCTTACACTGTTTAAAACAAGAGGAACATCAATCGGTTCGAGATTATCCATCAACTTTACCGTTGATGTGAAATCGGGGTTAAAGAAAGGAACAATCTGTTCCATAATTTTTGCAGCATCTTCTGAGTACTTAGTCATGATGTACAAAGAGAATTCCAAATTATATGGAACACCTGCGTAAACATACCCACGACCATTTGAACCATCTTCAATGGTTTGTTTTCGGATCTTGGTTGTGGGATTAATTTTTCGTTCGCCATCATATGTCATGCTGTTCAATTCGAATGACATGCGAGGCAAAGTGATTGCAGTTGGACGATCAAGATTTGCATCCTGTGTTATCCGTGCAAGAATTTTTTGGAAGGGCGCATAAGAAATAGGAACTATCATTTCCTGCTCTGTGTTAGCATCGATAGTTCTTTTGATTTTAAGTTGATTGAAATATGTCCCAAAAATTGCGACATACTTTCTTGTTGTTTCGTTGTAAAAATAATTTGCTATTGCCATTAGGTATTCGCCTTAGGTGGTTCATCATCTGCGAAATTGATCGTCTCACTAAACGGATCCATTTCTGTGAAGTCAATGATGTCGTCTGCAGTTTTTTCGAAGAAGAAGTTGTCAGCAATTGGATCTGCGTTTGCAAGTGCCTCCAATGTATTTGTATTTGAAGTACCACCAACTCTTGTTGTGTAATCTTTAAGAATTTTGTCAATATGGTTGTAACCAGTTTCAATTCTTTCGTTACTGTACTCTAACAATTCACAACGTAAGTCATACACTTGTAGTGCGCCACTTTGATAGAACACACTCTCATGTTCAACGTACATGACTTTAAATAGTTTACCATTGATTGGGAAGTAAATAATATCTCCTTCTAATGGACGTTGTCTTGTCGAATCTTCTTTAGTGACATATCTTTCAAATGTTCTAATAGCCACAGAGAAAGTAACTTGATCTCTGATCTGTAGTCCAAACTTAGACAGGAAGTCACCCTCTCCCTCAAATCCATCGACACTCTTGACATACATCTCCATCTTATATACAGTATTATATAGAGGTGTGTCGTCTTCGTTAAGGATGTTGTCTACGGACCCTGCGAAACGAGGCAAGTATTCAATGTCAACGCCATAGATTTTAATCGACTCAATAACTAAGTCGTCAATGAGTTGTTGTTCATTGAAATGTGTGGTGTTGCGGAAGAAGGTTGAAGTTGCCATGTTTTAACCAATAAAGTTATATGTGAGTGGTTGAAGACTTTGAATTGCATCTTCTTCCATCTTTTCTCTTTCTGCACGAGCCTCTTGTAAAATTTGTTCTCCGTTAAATTGGACACCACCAACAAGTTGCATGTTTACGAACTTAGTCAAGTTCAGTCCCCACTGTTCACGTACCAAAACAGATGCATAGTTCTGTAACCAACGGTCACCCCACACATCTGGATAAGTGCCAGCATCGATTACATCGTATGCTTCGATGACAATATAATCACCAACAACAAACAAATCTTTAGTGATGTCAATGTGAAGTCTGTTGACGTGCTTGTTATATCTGACCATTGGTTGACCAACAAGCATATCTTGAAGAAGTTCTAGATGAGACATTGTCATGTAATAGTTTGCAACGTCATACCCTGTGATATCTGCAACGTTATTCAAAACGTATTGATAGGTTACATTGAATGCGCCTGATCCTGCAGAAATAGATGATTTCAAATCAAATACTTTTGAGATACCAAGTATATTTGCAGGAAGGGGGAAGTATCCGTTATTGATGTCGGTTTGAGTGATTTGATGTTTTAGATATACAAGTTGACTACCATTGTAGTGATAGTCACGCCAAAAGGAAACCGCTTCGTCTACACGGTCTTCTACCTGATCGTCCGAAACGTTCACCTCTATAACTGGTGCACCAATTTTTCTTAGGATGTACTCTATAAATTCTTGTCTATTAACTGGCTGTGCCATGACGTGTTCCCTGTGAACTTCTAATTAGATTTATAGATATTTATATCAACGCCGCTCTATGTCTTCTTCAGATAATTGATCTCCCATCCAAACCTCAATTACTTTGCACGGATAGTGCCCAACGTTTGACGCTTTGTGCCAAGTTTTTTTTGGAATGTCAATACTTTCTCCTGAAGTATAAATTTTTGTTGTTTTATATCCATTTAAATATTCTAGATCCATTTGCAATTCGCCGTCAACAATGTGCCAGTGTTCGGACCTGTGAAAATGTCTTTGGTCACTTAGTGATGTTTCAATTGAAAGTTCTTTTACCTTCCAATGACCGTTTTGATCTAAGTCTCGATATTTACCCCAATTTCTTTGGGTTGTGGGTTTCTCCCAGTTACTTAGTATCCACGACGAAGAATTCTTTTTATCTTCGCCACCCACTCCGAATTTGAAAGATAAATTCGAAGCCGCAACTTCCATTTCAGGTATGTTGCCAGAATTTCTATCTCCACCATTAGCAAAGATAATCTCATCTTCTTGATTGTGCGCACACATGTATTCCAAAAATTTCTTACAACTATCATCACCATCCATCTCACTACTAAGAGGCACTACTGAATTAACTACTTCTAATGCACGAATGATTGACGCTCTTTCTTTTTGAGGCATGAAATATCTGCCCTTCTTACGTTGCAACCAATCATCACTATTTACACCAACAACTAATCGATCACCTAAAAACTTTGCAGATTCAAAGTATGCGATATGTCCACTATGAAGTGGATCAAATCCCCCAGTAACCACAACAATTTTCAAACTTAGTCTCCTTTTCTCCACATTAAATAATCCCAGAAGAAATTCTTTTCAGAACCTCTATGCAGTTCATTTGGAATTTTGTCTATAATTGATCGATGAACAAACCAATCTTCATATTCCATGTCTGGTCTAAAACAAAGATTCTGACAAACAATCTCATATCCATTGTCTTTCATTATCTGTCTTGCTTCTGCACGAATTTCATTACCAAGTCTATACGCATCATGTTCGAACTGGACGACATTAAATTTGTATCTATGGAAAGGCATATTTCTTAAGACTTGAATGGATGTTTCATCTGTATCAATTTGCAAGAAGTCAATTGTGTTTTCCATACAGTGTTTTACCAAAAGATCTTCGAAGTCTATTTCTAACGCATTTGCATTAATGATAGTATTAGATCTTCTTTGCGCAAAGTCATAAGCTAGATGTGCAGACCATTCAATAGAAATACCTTTCCAATCGAATTCCGTTTCCAATAGTGCAGTGTTATTGTGAGTATATGGATTACCTGCGCCAATCTCTAAGTAAGTACCATTGCGTTTACCATTCAAACATGCAAGTACCCACATGTCTTGTAAATGTTTTGAATAGTTTTTCTTAATGTTTTCTATACCATCAAATTGAACAGCAAACATACTCCTGTCTTCGCCCCTGTAAGGAACCGCATCAGGCCATCCAATC